ATAAGCAGTCGTAGATAAATAATCAGAACATACCCATCTATTTTCACCTATTCTGCTCCAGTTTGCACTTGTTTCATAAACTGTTACTAATTCTCCATTTTGCAAACTAGCAATTTTGTCATAATTCGTTCCTGGTCCAGATCTTACATTTAATCTGCTAGAAACTTTTACATATCTTGTATATGCTTCAGTTCTTACTTCACTATCTGTAGAGTTATTTGTATCTACTTTATTAGTATCATATTTGTAACAGAAAAATTGCTTATAATTAGCATATTTTTTGAAATTATCTATACTGCAATAAACTGTGTTACCTTTAACCTCTACTTTGCCTCTGCGCGTTGATGTTTCAAACTTTCCCGAATACAAATATGGATCGTATATTTTTAGTGTATCATTGTCTACAGCATAAATTACTATATAGTGTCCGGCCAGAAGTGAAAAGTCCGGTTCCGACCGAACATATTATGTAATTATTATTTCTTAATTTATTTAACATTGTTTCAAAATTTGATGTTTCCTGGTATTCAATATTAAATTCATCTGCAATAGCTCTGTATGCTGACCAATACGTACCGTTATTTGCTGACCTATAGCCATACTTTACAAATGTATCTGCTACATCTGTTACTGATACATTTCCAACTATGCTATCAATTATCATTGTAGCACTTGCTACACCGCATCCGCTTGAACCTATTGTCTGTGAAGTGTTTCCTGTAGATGTATATGGATGATATCTCCACCTATTATCTATTTGAGAAATATATGTTAATTGAGGTTGTCCTTTTGCTTCCAGATTCCAACTTTCAGCTTTCCCACCTTCATAAGCTATTTCTCCTTGAAGTTCAAAACTTTCATCTTCAACTTCTTGTAATTCAAGATTCTGCTCATCTGATTCTTTCAATTCTGGTATTTCTATAGATGATTGATTTAGATCTTTTATTTCGTCTTGAATGATGTTTAATGCCTCACTTATTTTGTTTTGGTCTATTTCTCCAGTCTGTTTATATCTTAAATATGTTTCAAATATTAATATAAAAACACTTAAGATTACTAATATTATTCCTAATATTTGTTCTTTTTTCATAATGTATCCCCTTCCTTTTTAATCTATAATTTCGAATTTCTTTACTCTTTCCAATATGTCTTCAACAAACGAATTTCCTTTCAGCAAAAAATAGATATCTGCACTGTGATTTATACTTTCTAGCTGATATTTTGTTATCTGCTTTTTATCTTTGCATCTGTCATATACTGCTAATATATCATTTCTTAAGCTACATTTTGTCGCTTGTATCATTGCAATTGAAAAAGAAAAGAAGGCTATTGCTAGCCCTCCGAGAAATGTTATTAAAAACCAATACTCTTTTAAAAATTCAAGAATTTGCATTATTCTGCCTCCTCTTTTGTTTCTTCTGTAGTTTCAACTTCTGTGTATGTATCTTCAACTAATAATGTTAATTCGCTATATTCTTCATCTGTTATTTTACTCATTGCATAAAATACATTTAATTTGTTTTCTATGTCTGCTTTTTCTTTATAGTATTTTTTAACAATTAGTTTCTTTAATAATTCTGTTATCATCTTATTCCACCTCACTTTCTACTTCTTTTTGCAAGTTATCTAGCAACATCGCACTTGTTTGTGTTGTACTTATTAATTGCTTTATCTCATCTATTTGATTTTGTAAATTGTTATTTTGAGTATTTGGGTCTTTTGCATATTCTACATTCATAATTGGACCTGTTTCATCAGTGCTATAAATATGTGTTATGTTTTTATATGTGTGCAATGTTTCTTTTATTTTTTTAGCTACTACTTTTTGCTCGTCTGTAAAATCAAGCTCATCTTGTGTAAATATTTGAAAATATAAAACAAGCGGATTTCCAGAATTATACATTTCTACTAATTTATTTTTCCAAGCTTCTAGAGTTGTTATTGTTGAGTTTGAACCAAGACAAAATCTAAAATCCACATGATCTGGTCTTAAATTTGCTATGTCAAAACCAATTTCATCTATTCCCCAAATATTACTTTTTTGAGTAAAATAATTACACAAAGCTTTTAAATTGGTTGGTATGCCAAATTTAGATGCAATTTCGTCAGGCGAAATATAAAAAGTAGGATATACATTTCCCGATTGCAACCAATTTTCTGTTCCATCAAATATTAATTTGGCCCATTTATGTACTTCTTTCTCATTTACCCAATCAAAATAGTCTCCTTTCAACATTTCTTGCTGAACTGGCATTGCTATTGATTGAGATTGATGTTTGACGTAAGCTGTTGCTACTGTTCCTTCTTCTACTTGTATACTACTTATAATTTCTTGACTAGACAAAGTATCATCTGTTTTTTTGTAATAAAAAATCATTAAATATTTATCTTCATTTTTGCTTGTTATTGTTAATTTATTTGCTTGTCGATTTGATACAACATTAACTGTAAGCCCAACACGCGGAACTTCTGTAGATGTAGCAATTGTGAATCTTGCGCTTATTTTTTTTGATACTGTATACGCTGTGTTACTTTTAATTTGTATATATAAAGACTCAACTTCACCTTCCCAACTCTGCACTTTATTTTCACCATTAATATAATATGGTACAATTTTATATTGATTCAATAAATTCTTATTACATATTACTTCATTAATATTATCTTTAACTGTTGTAATTTCAGATGGAAATTCCAATGATGGTGTTGCTCCGTATTGTTCGTAATCTACTGCCTTATTTGATGAAGAAACAATTGGATATATCGTCTCATTATAAGTTTTTCCTGTGTCCGCCTGAGGTGCTCTAACAGCTGTTACATTTGTTTCTTCTTCAATTGTCCATATATATTTGTTTTTTGTCGGATTAATACCTATTGTTTTATTGTATAAATTTACATCTTTTATATAATATGTTCCCGGCTTTAAAGTAAATAAAGTTGCAGCATTCTCGCCATATGCACCTAAAAAGAAGACATTGATGGCATTTGATGTAGCTGTTCCCGTATATTTAACACTTCCGTCTGCATTTATCTCACATGTTATTCCGTTGCTTGTTCCTCCTTTTGCGTTTCGCATATCAAGTAAATTATATCCTTCTCTTGTTTCTTGAGAATGATTTCCACTAATCCCAAACTTCTTAAACCTAGCCCCAGAACTATCTTCTAAGTCAATGCTTTCTCCGCTTTCTTCACCGACTAAAGCGATGCTTTTTATATCATCTCTTAATCTTTCATTTTCTGCTTTTATTTCAATATTTTCTTGCTTTAATTCTTCTATTTCACTCGCATTTGTTTTTATGCTTTCATCTTGCTCTGCATTCTTTTGCTTTAATTCTTCTATTCTCTTTTTATTTGTTGTGTTGTCTGCTTGTAAAGATTCTATATTATTTGAATTTTGTTTTATCTTCTCGTTAATTTGTTCAATATTTTCATCAATTTTCCCCCAGTTATCATTCAAATATTCTTCTATATTAAAAGCATTTGTGTTTTCTAAAACATCATCGTGTTTTTTCAATTTTAAATTTGTTGTTTCACTCATTATGACCTCCTTATCCACATATAACCGACAATTTCGTATGGTTGCAAATTGTTGTGTGGTTGATTTCCTCCAGTAAACTCATTCCAAGTATATTCGTTTTCTTTATTTTCTATCGTTCCAACTTTATCGTTAGCCCTTAATATTTCTCCCCAAGTATCTGCATCTGTGTTGGACCCTACTTTAGTTTTGATAAAATTATTATGTGTATGAGAAGCTAATTCTTCAATTGTTAGTATATGTGCCGTTTCTCCACCTGTTTTTCCAATTTCATTAAAATTCTCATCATCTTCATCTAACCCAACCAAAACTTTTCCTTTTAATCTCTCCCAAGTTCCAAATTTTAAAATTTCACTTGGATTTGTATTGTCTTGAGTTATATATGTAGAACCAATCGGAAATACAAGTTTCATTAATTCTATTTGCATATTATTTAATACTGTGTCACTTAAGGCTGGTTGCTCTCCGTTTTTAAAGGTTGTATATCCCATTATTTTTCCTCCTTGTCTTTTAATTCTCTTATTTCTTTTTGCAGCTCTTCTACTTGTGTACTTAATTCTTGTATTGCTTTACAACATAAACTTGTAAATGAATAATTATCTACACCTTGATTATCAAGACTTGTAACTTCTTTTGAATAATTGAAGTTGTCTCCAATTACAAATCCGATGTGTTTTTTGTCTGTATCTTTTTCATTTCTCAGATTATATTTGTATATATCAATTGTTTTTAGTATATTTAAAGCATTATCTTGTAATTTTTCAAAATTCTTTTTATTTTCTTGTAAAGATGTTTGTGTTACATACGGTGTTGTAATATGGTCTTCGTACATTGTACTGCCTCCAACTGTAATAGCATCCGGCAACATTGCAGCACTATGTGAACCTTTATTTACACCTATACTATCTGATACCATATAAGCCATATAAATTGTATTTCGCGAATCGTCTGAAAATACCCTTACACCATCATTCAATGTATTACCCCACATCTTTAGATTTCCGCCTTGAATTTGTGAATTTTTCATTGTTGCACTGTTGCAAGTCATATTTCCATTTGTATCAACATTAAAATTATTGCTTGAAATTGTTGTGTTATCTCCTGTCAAACTGATATTTTTTCCGTCGAAGACTGATTTTTTTTGCTTCAATTTGAACTTGTTCAGCACTTTGATTAATTTTTGAAATAATTTCATCGTTTCCAACCTTCTTTCTAACTTCACTGTTGATTTCTTCTGCTTTTATTGTGATTGCACTATTCATTTCTTCTGTTGTACTATATCTCTCTAACTTTTTATTAGTTTCTAATGTTATTGTATCCGCAGTTTGTTTTATCTCACTGTTCATTTCAACTTTAGTAGCAAATACGTCTGTATAATCACTCTTTATTGCCCATTTTGCATTTATTCTTGCTGTATAGTTTTGAATTGTTATTGTATTATTTCCTTCTTTTAGCAATATTTCAAGTTTTCCTAAATCTTCTATTTTTTCTTTCGCCTTTGTTGTTCCGCTCTTATTTACTCTTCTTATTACTTTAGCTTGTCCATTTGCTAATACAAATTCATCACATACTTCATTGTTTGACCTTAATACATCTAATATGCCTAGTTCATAAATAGTTTGATTATTATCCTTATCAGTAACTGTTATTCTGCTATCTCCAAATGAATATAAGTCATTGTTTGGATACAATGTATCGTCAGGATATAAATAATTAAATACAATGTTGTTTCCATATATATGTAATTCAAGTAATTTTCCTTCCACACAATTTGCCAATGCTATTGTTTTTATGCCTTCAACGTCATTTGTTAAATCTTCTATACTACTTACCTTATCACTTATACTTTCTAATGTTTGCTCATGTTTTGTTAATTTTTCAGTATTTTTTGTTGTTTCTTGTGCTAATTGTGTTAATTTTAAGTTTTCTTCATCTATTTGACTTTGTATTTTCCTATTTATAACTTTCTGACTTTCCTTTTTGACTGTTGTTTCTTGTTTTTGTTTTATTGCTATTTTACTTTTTATATCAGCTATAAATCGCTTATTTAATGTCATTTCGCCTTGATAAATCACTTTTTTGCCATCGATATTAATGATATCTCCAATGTCAATCGCTGGATTTATTATTGTTGTTCCTTCAAAACTATAAAAATCCAAATCTTTTATAGAGTCATATATTTTTTGAATATCATCTTCTTCACTAATAAATAAATTCTCTTGTCTAAGCCAAAGAGTATCTTTTGTTTCATCTCCTACTTTAAAGGATTCTGTTCCATTCTCATAAGCAACCCTTGATATTTGATGTTGTTCTCCCCATTTATATGTTTTAAATAACCTTTGAGGAATTATCTCTTCATCTTCTCCAAGTTTTTTTATTTGAATTTTACCAGTTCTACCTGCACAACAAAATCCCCCAGCTTTTTCTGCTATATAGCTCATATATTCTCTAGCTTTTACTTCATTGTCATAAACATATATTTTTTTATCAGAATTAAGAAAAGAGCTTGTTTCTAATTCAAGCCCTTTCTTTTCACATATATCTTCTGCTATTTCGCTTAGAGTTGCATAACCTTTATTTTTCATCAATTTACTAGCATCATAATATCCGTCGTCTGCATCTAATTTTATAATGTTATCTACAGCTTTTATATTTATTATATTGTTATCCTCATCATCGTAGTCATCTACATTATAAATTCCGTATCGGTATCATCTCAAAGCTATCATCATGTTTTGCTAGACTTTTTACTTGCAATTTATTAAAATCACATACTAACATTCTATTTAACTCTGCAACTGTTATAGCATGATTTACTAAAATACCATACTCTATTCTTATTGTCTTTGCATTCGATATTCCAGAACTTTTATGTATTTTCATTTCTATATATTGACTTGGAACACTTCCTAATTCTAGTTTTTCATCAAATAATTCTCCACCTTTTTTGAGGTCCAATAAATACTTTGGATTTAATAATACATTATCTATATAAATATTAATTACCGTTAGTGCATTGCTTTTATATATTGTTTTTATTGCTTTTTCTGTTAATCCTTTATACATCATTTACCTCCAAAACAATTTGTTTTTGTGCTTCCGTTAGTTCCTTTTGCATCAAATTAAATGATGTTTTCCATTTTGTTTTCTCTGTTGCCGTTCCTTTTTCTGTCGTTACCATATCAACTTTCCTTTTTGAAACTCTAAACTTAGCTCCTTCTAAAAAGCCACCTTTTACAACTGGAACTTTAATATCCAAAATAAGTGGATTTTTAAATGTTTTCTGGCACAATTCTTCCGCTTCTTCCTCTGTATTAAAATCCCAAGACATAGAAAGCTTTAACATTCCTACTGCAATAGGATTATCAATCAAAGAACCATCATCGCTTGATGTATAGCTGTCTTTGTCTGTATCTTCTATGTCTGCACTATATGTGGAAGGTGTTGGCAAATTTTTTTCTTCTCCATGTTCTCTCCATAACATAATTTTATCCTCCTACTAAAGCTTCTAGGTCTTTTCCTGTCCTTCTTGTTCTGTCTCTTAAATCATCTAGTAATATTTGTCCTAGTTTTTTGTCTCCTACTTTTACAGTTAAATAAATTGGTCTATCATTGTTGTTTCCACTATAGTTAGATAACACATCTTCAAATGTATCTCGCATTATGTTTTGCGGTGTAAAAATTTCTGGGTTGGTTCTAGCTCCCGAATATTCACCTGCTAATACTGTTGTGGCTTCTGTTAACACACCACCTTTTGCAAGTTGTGGTATCTGTGGCACATTTATTGTTCCTATCCAGTTGAATGGCGTTAGTCCCATTATATTTACATCTTTAAGTTTTTTTAAGGCTACATTTAATCCATTGAATGGAACACTTATTACTTTGTTTATTCCAGATATAATCGCATTGACTATTGATTTAAGACCACTTAATATACCTTCTTTTATACCATCAAATATTTTTCCTCCTGTGCTAAACACATTTTTTACAGCCTGCCAAGCTTGACTAAATTTGTCTTTAAACCAATTTGGTATATTCCCAAATATAGATGTAATTCCGCTCCAAGCTCCTTGTGCTCCATCTTTTACTTTGTTCTTTATGTTTTGCCAAGTTTCAGAAGTTTTATTGGTTACTTGTTGCCAAATATTGCTTATGGAATTTTTAATGTCCGTAAATTTTTGAACAGCTGTACTCTTCATATCCTCCCATATTTGTTTTACATTATCTATTAAACTTGTTATTCCATTTAATAAACCTTGCATTATAAAGTTTCCTAGTTCAGCCATTACTGTTGATGGTGAATGTATCCCAAATGCGTTTTTGAATCCATTAATAAATGGTTGGAATATATGATCATTGATCCATTGTCCTATATTTGCTATAGCATCTACTATTCCTTTGAATATTCCTTCTACTACATTTCCTCCACATTCTTCTATTTTTTCTTTAAAAAATTCCTTTGCTTTATCTAAAGCTTCATTTATTTTTTCTCCTATTATCATTCCTAAATTAACAAAGCTTGCCAAAGCACTTCCCAACATTTCAAACATTGAGTCTACAATTCCATTCCAATCTATGTTTTGGCAAAAATCAATTAATCCTTGAACAATAAAACTCCAATCAAAATTTTTGAAAAATGCTGTTATTCCATTTAAAGCTCCTTTTATGCCTGTGCTTATTGTGTCCCCCAAAGCTCCCCAATTTGTATTTTTAAAAAATCCATTGATTGCATTGGCAACGGCACTCCCTAAACCTGACCAATTAAATGTATGAACAAATGATTGAGCAAGATAGATTGCAGTATTTATTCCTTGTGCCACGGTATTTCCAACTTGGTTCCAATCTGTTTCTGCTATAAATCCATTTAAAAATTGTGCAACATTAGTTCCAATTTTTTTTGCTGTATTTTGAATTTTATCCCAAGGAATACTGTTCATTGCTTCATTTAACTTTTGTCCAATTATCGAACCAACTTCATACCAATTTCCATTTTTTATAGCATCTAGCAAACTATTCGCTGGATTTAAATTTGACATATCTCCCACATTAGGGCTTGTATTACTATTATGATCTCCAACATTGTTTATTTCGCTATGGACATTTGACAATTGTTTACTTGTATTTTTAGCTTGTTTCTGTGCATTTTTAAATGCATTTGCACTTGCATTGGCAAATATATTTACACCTGTTAATGCATAAACAACACTTTGAACTGCTTTCATTAGTTTGTATACTAAATTTGTTACAAATTGAATTACAGGAGCTAATGCACTTCCCATTGCGTATTTCATATATTCAATATTTGCACTTAATTGTTTTGCTCCAGCATTTTGGCTCGATAGCCACGAACTTGCACAACCACTTAAAACCGAATATATTCCTCGTAACGAAAATAAAGCCATAGCATATTTTAAAACATGTCTTAGTCCATTTTTAACACCTGTACTCAGCCCCTTTATGTTGTTTGTAATATTTTGAGTTATCTTTGGTAATCCTTTAAAATTACTATTTATATTAGATATGCTAGGTTTTACTTGTTCTATTTTTTGCTTAAATGCACCAAAAAAACTACCCAATCTATTTTGAGTAGTTGCTGTTTTATTTGTTTCTTGTTTTAATTGTGTCATTCTACTTTTGGCTTCTTCTAATTGTTTGTTATACATTTCTATTTCTGTGTATAATTTTTGTGCCTGACTATTTAACAATGTAAAATCTTTATTTGCTCCCAACGCATTATTAACTGTTGTATCCATTGCTTTATCATTAGGATTTATTCCCTCTGGTGTTACACTTTTTCTTGTATCATCTACTATTTTATCAATCTTTGGATTTATTACGTTTAATTTCATTTGTCGAGCATTTATTTTTTCTTGTAAACTATCTATTTGTTTTTGTATTTGAGATATTTGTTTTTGCGCATCTTTGTTGTTTACTTTAATTGCTATTTCGTTATTTTCAGAGGTCTTTTTTAAGTCCTGCATTTTCTTTTTTATAAAATTAACTGCTTGATGTAATTTACTTGTCATCGCCTTTGTGTCCACTTTCGAAAAAGTTTCTTGGACCTGTTTCATTTTTTCTTTTATTGCAGATAACATTTTTTCAAATTCTTTTAATGCTTCTTCTACTTTTGCAGTTACTATTATTTCTATTTCTTCAACAGTAATACGTCATCCCTCCTTTCTTGCTTTTAATTTTTAGCAAAAAATAAAACACCTACCTACAAGTAAGTGTTTTATTTTTTCCAATTATTTCCACAATCTTGACAGACACACATTGTCTTTGTTGTGTTCTTTATCTTTTTTCTTTTTCCTATAAATATTGCTGCTAGCAATGCTGGTATAGTTAAAAGTGTCCATTTTACTGGTATCCACCACCATCCTACGCATAACCACCAAAGTAAACCATGATGTTTCGTCACTAATTTCTGTTCATTAATTATTTGAAAATTCACATTTTCACTTCCACATTTTGGACATTTCATCACTTTTCCCCCTTTTCAAAAAGAGTATATTACAAAAGTTGTCAAAATGCAACAAAATATTATTATTTTTTGAATAAACCTTTAAACATACTTTCAATTGTCACTAACTTCGGTCTTTCATTAGACATACTGTCTGCCATAATTAATTTATTTGTGGCTGCTTCTTGTATTTGAATTTGTCTTTTAAAATCATCTTTCATCTTAATCACATTCATACTGCAAAACAAATATATTTCTTTGTATCTCCCATTCCAAAATTGGTCTGGTAACATACCAAAATAATAAGCCAATGGTTCTAATGAAAGTATAATTTGAGCTAAACTTTTAGAGCTTTGCACATTGTCAATCAAGTCGCTTATGCTTGAGCTGTTATTTGTGATGCTATCTCTTTTTCTGTTATTTGCGAAATAGCTTTCTCTGCTGACATCTTGATTAACGCTTCCATATCTATTCCTGATAGCGGATTGGAAATCTTCTGTTGTAAGTCCTCTTTGCTTGCTTTGTTTCTGAAAAAACCCTCTTCATTTATTGCCTCTGCTAATTCCATATATATATCTGAATAAGTCTTTCCTTGTTCTTCTTTGTAATCATCTATAAAATCATATACTTCGTCACTTGTTTTAAAAGGTTTCATTCCTGCTTCATCTTCCGCAAATGCAAAAATGATTTTTGATAATGAATCCAAATCATTTTCATTCATTGCTTTAAAATACAAATCCTCAAAATTCTTTCCTTTTAATATATTTGATATGTTTACTATTTTTCTTGTTGTAAACACTAATTTTATTATTTTAAATTTTGTTACTAATTCCATATTTCTCTCCTTTGCAAAAGAGAGAAGGCTTTTATTTTATTGCCTTCTCTTTATTTGTGTCTATTTGGGCTTGTTCTGAGACGACACTTACATCAGAACTAGGCTGTGGGAAAGCCGTCGCTTTCTTCCACATCACTATTTTTATATATTGTCACTGTTTCTTTTAAAAACTCTCCAACTGATATTTCTCCCATTGTAACAAACATTTGTCCTTTTAATGTTCTTACTAGTGGTTGACTTCCTGCTGGTGCTGTATGTGCTGGATTTTGGAAAAACCAATATAAATCCTTGTTCATTAAATTTCTTAATTTTTTATGTTGTGTCTGTGTAAAGTATATATCTAATTCAATATTGGATGCTTTTTTTATTCCTGGTGCAGAAAATTCATAATCTAAATCTAATGCAGAACCTGTTACTGCATCTGGTGCTTCTTCTAATGCTGGTATTTTCTCAGTAAAAGCCACCTGTGTTCTTTCTCCCGTTTTTGTTTCAGCATACCAAACTTTTACCCACTTACTGATATCAGGCATTTGTTCAGCTGTTGTATTTATATCTTTTATTTCATTACTAGCCATTTAATTTCCTCCTATTATCTTATAAAATCAAATGAGTTCATTATTGCATTATAAATAACCTCAAATGTTACTGTTATACCATATTTTTGCAGTATAGAATCATAAACTGCAGGGCTGGTATTGGTCCTTGTAAAATTTAATTCTTGAAGTTTTGCGCTAACTTCATCTGTCATTTGCATTGCTTGACGTTGTTTTTCGTTCCAGCAAGTTATCGATATTTGAAATGTTGACTTTATCGGAAATGCATTTTCGGTTTTATTTACAGACTTTAAAGGTGTATGTAATTCCAAGCAAGGGAATTTACTTGTTGTAGTCGGATTTGTTAATATTTGTTTATATTCTAGTACTTCTAGCTTTTCATAAACTAAATCAGAAAACTCTTTTATACTTAAATCTCTCATTTACATATCTCCTTTAACATTTCATCTAATTTTTTCTTTATTATTTCTGTATTTTCATTTCTACTTTTAAATTCAGAATCACTTAAAAAGTGATTTGCTTTTGAGCCTACTGCAACATAGAATTGTTCTCCTTTTATGGTTACAATTGGATAACTTAATGACCTACCGACTTTATTCACAGGTATATACCATTCTGTATAACCTGATTCGATAAAGTGTTTTGTTGTACCTATGTGCTCTTGTTCTGCATATTGTCCGAGTTCCAAAATATTCAAACCATAAATAAGATTGTCCATTTTCAGTCATAAATTTAGAAGGGTCTGCATAAACCCTTCCTTTTACTTCTTTAGTAGACATATCAATCATTTCAACTAATATACCATTTGAATTATGGCCATTCTCCAACCTTATTGCATATCCTTGAATATTTTTTAATATATCTTCCGTTGTTGCCTTGGCTATTTGCGGTATTTTTTTGGTTATAGCTTCTATATTTTTAAAATTATGTTTTACTTTTATATTACAATTAAAATTAATCATTTCTGCATCTTCTCCAATATATATAATATTGTACTACCTATTTTTAGAATATCTGTTACATAATACTCTGGAATAAAGTCTTCTAGATTTGATATATCTTCAAATGATATTCCATCGCCTTTATTTATAAAATATTTTTTGGTAGTTCGTGCTTTATATCTACTGTAGTCAACTTCACCAGTAGATTTTTTATCAAGTTCATTTACATCTTGCTGAATGTTTAGATAAGCTATACCAGTATTGTTTTCCTTTGCCAGTTTATATACTTCCAATTTATTCAAATCTTTTACCGACATTTCATTTATCTCTTTTACTGTTATTCCTTTTCCTTTATATTTCCACTTTTTTTCTGTTTCACCATGATCCTCTATCTCTTTGTACTCTGATATATATACCTTTGTTAAATCTCGTAATAACATTAAGGTAACCTCCTTAAACCAGTTTTTATAATGTTATTTCTTAATTTATCTATAACATCTTCAAACGAACTTGAAATAGAACCTTCACTGCGATTTGTTAATCCTTCTGAACCTCTTGATAAATATATTGCCTTTACAGCTTTTTTTATATGTGGAAATAATTTTACATCATCTTCTGGTCTATTAGAAATATCAGAGGCAATAGAACTTACTTCCTCAAATATTTCTTCTAATACATTATCGTCCCCCATATAATTGGGTCCTAAATCATTTATTATTTTTCCTATATTATTGTCCATTTTCTATTGCCTCCTATTTCTAGGCCATTGAAGCAATCGTTGTTACCCCTGCTTTTTTAGCCTTATTCTCTGAATTAACCTCAACAATTACTATTTTTTGTCCTGTTGTTGCTGTTATTTCATCTGTTCCATTCCAAGCTGTGTATCCAGATGTGCAAACCGCATCATATTCTGGTATTGTTGGATTTGCAGCTGCTTTATATTTATAACTATTTCCAGAAGTTAAATCTGGTGTAACAGTTATTTTTGTTTTTCCTGTTGAAGTACCTGCTACTGATTTTACAGTTAATTCAGCAAGTTTAGCATCTGTTACATAAAAAATAGTATCTTCCATTAATGCTTTTGTTCCTTTATATAAAAAATCTTCTAGCGCTACAGCATCATCAAATGGTACTTTTTCTGCTCCATATTCTGATACATAGAATGGTTGAGCTATAGCTCCATCCATCATTACAACAGCTTTTACACCTTCTGGTAATCTTGTTGATTCATAAACTCTAACAGAATCATACATACCAATTGCTTGTTCCTTTGGATCTGTTCCGTTTGGTAAATCGTCAAGAATTTTTTTCATTCCTTTTCTGTATTCGCTATCAACAACAATTACTAATAAATCTGATTCTATTCCATCAATAAAATCATTTCTTAATGTTCTTGCTTTTTGTAACAAAGTATCAATTGTATCTTGAATATTGTCTTTTGCTTGTACTTCTGTTCCTTCTAATACTTTGGCAAAAAATTCTCTATCTAAGTATCTTATAATAGCTGATTGATGATTTACTTTTCTTTTTTCAGCCATGCCATCAATACCATAAAGTTTTACGTCTTTTCCTTGTAGTTCTTCTACAATTTCTTTATCAGTATCTATAACAACTTTTACTGGTTTAGCTTTTACTTTATCTCCTTTACCAGCTGCTCTTGCAGTACCTTTGTCTTTTAATTCTGCATTTACAAATCTTTTGTATTCAATTACTCCACCTTCTGGATTTCCTGAACCATTTTTTGCTTTGATTTGTTCTGATATTGCTCTTGATGCAACATTTTCTAGAACTCCACTTAATACTTGTTTTAAATTATCTTTTGTTTTACCATCTTGTAGCATTATGTTTAATGCTTCTTGTGTAATTTCTCCCATTTTTTATTCCTCCTATTTTTTAATAACTTGATCTAGCTATTGATTTGCTTTTTGTATTATCAATACCTGTTTTTTGTATTGGAGTATCTTCTTTTAATCTTTCATTTACAGCTTTTTCAACAGCTTTATTAAAAGCATTTGAAACTTCTTCTATTTTTGAATTAATTTCTTCTGCCTTAACTGTTTCAAAATTAAAGAAAGTCAATAAAGATATATCCAATCCTTTTTCACTTGCTATTTTTGTTGCTTGCTCTTTTAATTTATAAGCATTTAATTCTGCAAGTGCTTTTTCTTTGTCTGTTCTTTCTTTTTGTGCTTGATATTCAAGTTTTTGTTCTTTGTTCATTTTTGCTAACTTTTCAGCTTCACTTTTTTCACTGTTCATCATTTCTTCCCAGTTTGTTTTTGCTGTGTTTATAGCTTTTTGAACTCTTTTGTCAAATTCTGCTTGATTTTTTCCATCTTTCAGAAAATCATCGAATGTAACAGGATTGTTGTTTGCTCCTGTATTGTTTTGGTTATTTGCTCCCACTGATTCATTATTTGCCCCAGTATTAGCGTTATTTGGATTATTGTCTTGTCCTTCCATTTTCTACTCCTCTTGCCCCAGCCATTGCCTAAGCCCCAGCCATTGCGAATTTGTATTCTGTTGTTCTTTATCGCCTACAATCAGTAAAAAGGCATAAAAATAAGACGTACGTCTACGTCTTTGATTTATAATTATAAAATTTTAATAACTTATTTATTTTTTTCTTTCACATTAAGATATATTGCATATCCTATTATTCCTGTTAGCTCCGTTAATATTGTGGCTATTACTCCACACCAAAATGGATTTATGTACATATTATTTTCCCTCCCTGTCCTTATATGTTGCTATATAGTTCTTCTTTATATCAAAATTAGTTATTTCATCTGGTGTTAATTTTGCATTAATTTCAATATTAGAGACAGATTTCAAATCATTTGTTATATCATCTGCTCTTTTTATGAGTTCTTGTCCTATCGCCATAATAGATTTTTTAACTTTTTCTTTACCTATTGGTACTAATTGTTCTTCCATTTTTTTCCTTCCTTCCATAATATTAATATCTAGTCTTTTATTTTTTTTACATATATCAGATAGCTATGACACCAATGAAAAAAATTATTGATAGGCGGCATATTTATACCTTGTACAAGTCCAAAAATATATAATTTTTCTTGTTTTATATCTTTTAATGATGTCCCCATATATCTTGTAAAATCATTATAATCACTTATATTAAATATCATTTTATCCATATTCATACACATCGGGGTAACATGGTCGCACAGATCCGAAATAAATTGTACCTTAGCATTTTTATCCAATACTTTTATCCCTTCTACAATGCATTTATTGTTTATTCCTATCATTATTAAGTCCATATTTCCAGACGTTTTTTCACCATTTATATTTAATTTTGTACTCTGTTGTCTTTTAATTATGTTTTGAAACTCTATATTGTCTACACTATTTTCTTTATTTTGCATAATATTTATTAAGCATTGTTTATAAATCTGCTGTGCATTATATCTTATTGCAACCTCTATATTCTGTTCAAATGTATATCCATTGTATAGTGGTTGGTCCAATAACTCAAAAAACATAGTCATTGAAATTATTGATGTTTTTTTATGTTTATCTACTTCTTTTTGTCCGTTCTTCATAGTAATAATTTGCATCTTCATACATTATTTGTTTCTCTTGCTCTTCCAGCTTATTTTGTTCTTCTATATATGCAAAATAAATAAGCAATTCTAGTATTTCGCTGTTTTTTACTCTTGTTCTTTTATAAATGTTATTTGCTAATACAGTAAAATAGTTATTATTCTTTAATAGTTCTTGTTCTTTCCAACCGCTCTATATAGGTATTTATTCTTTTTTTAGTCTTATTATCTGCTATATTGTATATGTTCTCTGATGTAAAATTAAATGTATCAAATATTTCTCGAAGTTTATTTTGAGTTTGACTGTTTGTCTTTTGATATATCATTTTTAGTTTTTGCATCTGCTGCTTGTGATACTTCCATATTTCCATTTATATCACCCACTTTTTCATTAATATCATTTGATTTATTATGTCTTTCTAAATTTTTTTGAATATTTTCTTGGTTTTGTTTATCTATTTCAGCAAGCTCTGATTCTGCATCAAGACCAAATGGTAAATGACTTATAATTGATTTGTCACTTACTAATCCTCTTAACTTTAACCATGCATTTGTAAGGCTTTCTGTATCTGTAGGCAAATTACGTATTAATATAACATCTATATCTCTAAAATCATATTCTTTACCTTTCTTTAGATTTATTCTTGCTGTTATCATCTCCCACATTCTTAAGTATTCTTTTCTAAATAAATGATGTGCTTGTTGTAACACTTGTTCTAAAGGGAAAAACTTCTTTTCTAAGGCTGCTGCATTGTCTGCATTTGTAAAACCTTGATCAGTTACGTTTGGTACTCCAGAAATCATAAGTGCCATATCCAAACATGTCTTTTTATGATTTTCTGATGCAGTATCGTTTATATCTTTTATAATCCAATCTATGTCTCCATCTTTATCTGGAGTATAAAATACTTTTGCATTTAAAACAGCCTCATCTTCTTGTGCTCTTGCAGGATTTTTTGTCATTATTATATTTCCATTCTTGTCTTTTTGTTCTTCTCCTTTATCATTTACTAATGGTATTAAGGGGTCATTTGTTGGAGAAAATCCTCTTACTTTTAATTTTGCATTATCGTTATAATCAAAAATATTAGCATTATTTTCTATTACTTTTTCATTTTTGTTTATTAAAGTTATAACATTTTCAAAAAATGACATTCCATAAGGGTTTTCTACTGCAAAGCAAGGCAAATCAGTCCATCTTACTGGTTTGTTGCTATCATCTACCTCTTCGAACTTATATTCAGAACTCTCAGTAATAGTCTTTTTTTCTATTCCATCAACAAATTGCTTTTTATAGTCTTTTGTTATTATTTCTAAATGTGTTTCAATTCCACCTGTTGTTGTATTTTCGTACCAACACCTTAATAATCCTATTTTTGTGCTTGGTACATCATAGTTCCATATTGCAACGGCATTCAAACTAGAAATATTGGCATATACTTCTTCATTGTTCTTATTTTCATATACCAATCCGTAGCACGCTCCTGTAGTAATATAATCAAGCACACAATCATAAAAAAAGCTACCATTGTCATTATATTTTGCAATATAATCAATAATAGCTTGATAGTCTTCTGGATCATTCTTCTCTCCAAAAATCCTTTTAAATATTCTATTTAAAATTCCTTTTTGAGTTTCATTTATGTTCTTAACTTTAAATTGGGGCTCTTTTCCTCCAAAATATCCACTTGCAATAATACTTATATAATATTCAAGCGCAACAACAACATCCTTTTGGTCATATTTTCTTGTAAATCTATCTTGTAAATATCTTCTGTGCATAAATATTGGCAATACTTTCCCCCATAACACACTTATATTTTGATTTACATTCGCTTCACTTAAAAACTCGTCTTTATACTGTATTTTTTCTACAAAACTCATTATTTTTCTCCTTTACATTATACTGTTATACCCAAATTGTAATTTCTTTTGATTTATGTATTTTTCAACTGCATATCTCATTGCATCCATTAAGTGATTAAAATCATCTATCGGTCTATTTATTTTGTTTCCAAACTTGTCCTCATCCCAAGTATAGTTACTTATTTCTGTTATAAAATTTACGCATTTAGGATGTATTATTATTTCAAAATCTTGTATAAATTGAATCCCATTGTTTATACTATCTTTTCCTTTTAATGCTCCAGTAATATGTCTTAATCCTAATCCTCTTAATTCATCTATTGATTTTGGCTCTGCACTATCTGCTGTTATCCTTTCTTTTGAATATCCCATTTGATTTACTTTGTCATATATTGCTTTGTTGCTCATTCCTTTTTGATACATTTCGTCATATACATAAATCTTTTTATTTTTTAAATCTATTGCACCACAAAATAGTGCTGTTGGGTCATTTGTATAACCAAAATCCAACCCAAAAGCACTATCTAAATTTCTTATTGTATTTAATTCAATTTTTTCTTCTTTCCAGTTTTCATAAACCAATCCATCAACTATACCCCAGTTCCCCAGTCCTGCAACTTGATATCTCCTAGGATTATTTTTTTTCATTCTTTCAAATACTTTTTTATCTGCTTCATCTAGCCATTCGTTACAAAGATAGTTTGTTGTCATTGCTAATATGTCATCATCTTTAACATCAAAAAATCTTTTCTTAATCCAATGATGTTCATTCCAAGGATTTAATGTTATTGTTATTTGTTTAAATAAACCTTCTGGAACCTCTCCGTCTTATACTTTCATCTATTACATCAAAATCAGATTCTTTTGTTATTTCATATGCTTCTTCTATCCACAACCAACATAAAACACCAATATCTACCGATATTGATGTTACTTTTAAAGGGTCATCTAGACCTCTAAAATATATTTTTTGTCCCGTAGGCTTATATGTCATTTCTAGTGGGCTTTCTTTTATTTCCCAAAAACTATCTACTTGTAATCTATGTATTGCCCATTTTAACTCTGTAAAGCAACTATCTTTTAACGTTCTAAATGTTTTTCTAATTACAAGTGTATTAGCTTCTTTGTATTTCATCATATTACTTATTATCCATAATGCTGTTGTTTTTGATTTTTTACTTGCCCTAGAACCTTTACATACTCTATATCTACATTTGCAATGCCAATACTCTGCATATCCTTTTCCAACTACACTTTGTAACGATATATTATTTACTTGTTGTTGTGTATTTTTGTTTGTTATTTTATTCTGTAATGTCATCTTTTATCACCACTGGTATACTACCAGCCACTTCGACTTTTTCTTTGAAGGCTCCATATCTTTTGCCAAGTAATTCTGCGCATTTGGTTCTATCTTGTAATGAAGCATCTAGACCGAATTGATCTTTTTCTTCCCCTCTCATTACTTTTGTAAGGTATTCTAATACTTCGTCCTGTGAGGCAATTCTTTGCTTTTCTTTTTCTTGAAGCTTTATTTTTATAAATTTGTCTAGTTTTGACAAGTTTTGTGAACCTATTCTGTTAAGACTTTTTCCTTTGTATCCCGCTTTCTCGCAAGCTTCTGTTGCATTTGCAGTTTCTACATAGTAATCGATAAATCTTTTTTGCTTTTCTGTTAATAAATCGTATTGCTCTTTTATGTTTTCTTCATCTTCCATTTGCCTCACTTCCTTCTTTGTATTCTCCTATTAGATATTTCATTATGTCTACTTTGCTATAGCATTCTATTTTATTTTTATACTTTTCATATTCTTCAATCTTTCCAGTTTCTTCATTATACAGTTTTATTTTTTCTTTTTTTAATATTTGATATTTAGAAGAATACTTGCAACTACTATCACTATAAAATTGAAAATTATTTATTTTATATATTTGTCCTTTTATAGATAACGCATATAATAATTTACTAATATTTTTATTTATGTTCATAGAATCACCTTTTTATTATTGTTGCAATTAATCCTGCAGCAAAAAATAGCAGCCAATAAACAGCTGTTGTGTAATTTGTATTTAATATTTGATTTATTGCATCTATTAATATATCATCTAAATTAAACCAGCTTAATATCCAAGCTAACATCATTATTTCTATCATTTTTTCTTTTCTCCTTTTTGTTTCTTCTCTTTTTTATATTTAAAACAATTTATATAATTTTTGCATTGTTCACACTTTCTTCTCATACAATTAAAATAATTAATGTTGTCTCTCATAATTAATACACTTAGTACATACCGTATTGGCATTTTGAAATACTCTTATTTCGCAATCGAACTTATTTTTGTTTTTACATTTATTGCAATGCTCTTTTATGTATTTTTGTATTCTTTGTTGATTCGTCATATGTACCACCTTCTTTTTTTATTTTTATGGTTGCGACTGCAGGAGTTGAACCTGCTATCTTTAGTTTATGAGACTAACGAGATTGCCGTTTCTCTAAATCGCAATATTGGTCTGAATAGCTGGATTTGAACCAACTCTAAATGTTCCCAAAACACTCGTGCTACCGTTAAACACTATATTCAGATATAGCTTGCTAGGAAAGCTGTGGTGAAAAATCAAAATTTAAGGAGAGCTGTATATAGTCAGCATTTATATTAATTACCTAGCATATTAATATCATAATAAAAAGAATAGACATCTAAAACATCTATTCTTCTTTACTTAAAACTAAAATTATAGGGACCTTGTCACTCGGTCTTTGAGTTAGTATTTAACTAACTGTGATTTATTTCATTATACATTAAAACACATTTTAATGTCGTCATTCAACCTCTTTTGTCGTGTTGTCAAATTTATTTAATGCTTCTCCATGAATCTTACAAGTATATTTATAGTCATATTTTAGTTCATTTGCTACTGTTATTAGCTTTTGACCTCGTATATATGCTTTAAATAATATATTTTTGTAAGGATATTCCAATTTATTTATAACTGTTACTATTTCTTTTCGCTTTTCTTCTTGCTCCATTATGATATCCATTAATTCATTAAAACAGTCTTCTAATTTTGCTATATTTTCCGCTTCAGTGTCATATATCTTTCTGCTTCCTCTTGGCATATCTGATAATATTGAATTTAATTGATTAATTGTCTCTTTTTGTTCTTTTATGTAGCCAATTTGGTCTTTAATCCATATTTTATCATTTTTATAATTTATTAGATCTTGTCTGTTCATCCTTGGTCCTCCTTTTTTGCTCTTTAATTATCTCTTTTCTAAAATCAAACAATCTGTCATAAGCTTTGTTGACTCTTTTTTGATTCCCTGTTTTGTTATAATCCTGAAAGTTTATGTCTTCTAATATTTTCATGACCTCTTCCGTCACTTCTTGTACATATTTTAACTTCATAGTTTTCCTCCTTGGTTATTTATGATATCCGTAATAATCTCCTACGTTGATATTGTGATATGTAGTTTGATCAACATTTATCCAAATTGATTTTTCTTTTCCTTCTACTTCTTTCTGAATTTTAATGCTATAACTTTCTGGATGATACTGCGGAAATGTTGTATTTCCGCTTCTCATCATAGTTGTATATGCAGAAGTATAGTTTTTGTCTGTTACAATTCCTTCTTTTGGTCCATACTCTATATTATTTTTTATAATTATTCCTATTATCAAAAATGTAGACATTATAGTTATTACTGCTATAGATACTATTAATACTTCTAAAATTTCTCCTTTTTCGTTTTTCATAACTTCATCCTCTCTTTCACGTTTTTGGCATTAATTTGTTATACTTTTTACACATTTTTAGTATGTGCTTTATATTTTAAGTATATTTTGTATCGTTTTTTCAAAACTTACCACTCTCTATTGTTTATCTTTAATTTTTCTTTATCCGTTACTAATACTATTGAATTATCATCAACTGCAATTAATTCTACACCTGTATCGTTATCAATCCACAATTCATAGTTTTTTAGTTCTTCATCAGAAAAAACATTCAAAATTGCTTTTAATTTAACCAATATATTTTCCATTTTTCACCTCTTTTGCTTTATTTTCAAAATATTGTTTTATTAGTTTATGAGTGTCTTTCTGTATAACATTATATATATTCTTTTCCTTTATCTCTTTCCACTCTTCTTCTGTTAACACTGCTCTTTCTGCCATTAAATCTATTATTTTATCTTTTTCTTTTAACTTATTTTTTAATTCTTCATTCTCTTTTTTCAACTCTTTCAGTTCTTCTCTAACATCTTTATATGTTTCTTGATATTCTTTTCGATTATTTTCTAATTGATTTTTTAACCTAAAATTTTCTTTTATTTCTACTTTTAATTGTTCTGCTGTACTTAAATTTTCTTTTGACATAATTTCAGAATTTCTCTTATGCATTTCATTCTCTTTTAATACTCTTTTATAATCTGATACGATCTTTATACTTTCGGTTAAGGCTTTGATGTCTGGGTCACAATTCATACAACTTCCTCCAGCACATTCTATTATTTCTTTTTGCTCTTTACGAACTTTCAATATTAATTCTAATTGTTTTATTATCTCTTCTATACTATTTTCTTTCACTTAAAACACCTCCTAATATCTTTTGTTTGTTATTTCTATCTATTCCTACATAGCAACCTGTGTTTTCTGCTTTTACATCTTTTCCTGGATATAACATACACTTGCTATTTATGTTGTTCATACAATCTTTGCATTTTACTAAATCCTCAAACAATTGCATTAGAACCACCTCTTTCCACACTTTTCGCATTTATATACAAAATGGTCTATTTCCATATCTAAATATTCGCATTCCATTCTTCCACCACATTCAGGGCAATGTAAACTAAATATGTCTTTAATTTTTTCTATTATTCTTTTTATTTTTTCTTTCATTATGTATTACTCCTCTCTAATTTTTCTATGCAAATCCTTAACTTTTTTCATAAAGTACCCACTTGTTTTTATCTTGCCTTTGATAGTGTCTTTCACTTAATGGTGCAACTAAATGTATTCTCCAATCATTATCTTCATCTTTTAATGCTTCTTCCTCAGCTTCCTTAAGAGTCCATAAATCACTTTCATTTTTTATTGAATTTTCATTATAAATTTCTTTTCCGTTTTTAGTTACTGTTGCAACTCCAAATCCTACTGCTATCAGCATTTCTTCTGGTGCAATATCATATTGGTAACCACAATGTAAACATCCTCCGAATCCACCATTAATAGGCTTTTCTTTTTTCCACTTCATATCTTATTTACTCCCCCTCAAAATATTTTTCAAAATCTTCTTTCTTTATTAATTCTGCTATAACATAGTCTTCATTACTAGTAAGAATCATTTGAAGTATTATTACATCTTTATAATATACATTTCCATCTGATTCATATTTATACTTTCTAGTCATTGTTTCCATCGCTGAACCATCTAAGCGTAAATAACTAAACCAACTTTCTTTATATGTTTTATATATTCCGCCACTACAAGCATTTATTTTTAAATTTGTATCTCCTGCATTATAAGTATTAAACATATCTTATTTACTCCTCTCTATTGAATATTTGTTATGTATTCATATACTACCATTTCTGGCATACATATATTTTTTGCTATTCCAAGTAAATTTCCTATTATTAATCCGACTCCTAACATAATTATACCTATCGAAAATATATATCCCATTGCAGCAATCAAATCATCATCACTACTATAACTCTTATCATAATTGTCACTTTTTCTCCATTTATTCAGAAACTTAATCGTTACAGCTCCAGTTATTGTCATTGCTATTGATATTATTGTCCATATACACGCCGTTACATTTCGATAACATATAAACCTTCTCATTAATTCTTGCAAATATGGCATTATATTTTGATTACTCCAATCTAATGCAATACCAAATCTTTTTCCTAGTTCATCTAATACTTTTATAATTTCTTCACTCATATTTACTCCTCTCTTCTTCAAGCATATTCATATATACTTGCTTTTCTTGAATCTGCTCATTTAAGCTTTGTTCTAAAAACTTTATTTTTTCATGATCTCTACTTGTAACTGTTATTGTTATTGACAATGCAACCCAAATTATTGTAACGCATATTAATATCGCTATATTTTCTATTGTTTTATTCATCTTCTTTTACTCCTTTACTTCTACAATATTGTTTTCAGGACAATACCATATTCGCCCATCATCTTGTTTTATATGTATTGTCATATCTCTTCCTGTTGGTTTAAAATGTTTTATCACTACTCCAATATGTCCATCATAAGTTGCTACTCTTTTTCCTATTAATGTTTTTAACATATCTATTCTCCTCCTAATCAAACCAACCAAATATTGTTGGTGTCCTTTGTCCTGCTACAGCTATTGCCCACTCGTTATGCCACTCTAAACTAATTATATATTTACAAATATGTGCTAATTTATTTTTGTTTTTTGTTTTAAATGTTATAAATAATATCTTGTTTTTAGACTTATATTTTTTAATATACTTTTCGATTTCTTTCAATGTAGTGTCACTATCTATGGATTGTTCCATATCACCTAAAAATGCTTCAAGTTCTTCATATTGCTTTTTATTAAGTGTATGTACTAATTTTAAAAGATAATTAAAATATTCATAACACTCCTTTTCAGTCATCTTCTTCTCCTCCTACTTTATAGCAATTAGCCATATAACTTTCTTTTGTTAGTATTGTTTGTATATCTTTATTTCCTAATAGTTTTATTCCATTCGTTTCTGTCAGTTCTTTTACTGTTTCAAATTCGTAATCCATATTTCCAACGGCAATTAATTTATTGTTATTAATTTTATTTTTGATTATATTTATTACTTTATATCCGTTTACGTAATCTCCAACTTCTATTAAATCCATTAGTTGCTTGCTATGTTTTACTATATAATCTAAAATTGTCCATAATCCATTATCCAATTTGTAAATATCTTGATATACTTGTAAATCTTTATTAAATCCTAATCTTATTTCAACTATTTTTCCTATATTTCCTTTATTTGTTCTTACATATTCATTTACTTCAATTTTATCTTCCATATAAACCTCCTACCTTTCTGGCATATAATATATTTGTTTACTAACTTCACAATTAATTCCTTCTATGTCCATCTTTATATTAGAACTTTCACATATTTTTTCTGTAATTTCTTGCAACACTTCTTTTGCTCTTTCTTCTGTTGAGTATGTTCCCAATGTAGAATTTGTATCAGCTGTTGCCTCAATTGTAAATCTTCCCTCTTCATCTGCACATATCCATATACTTTCTATTCTGTCAAAATTCACTAATTCATCTCTTCTTTTACTAACTATTATCATTTCTTTTCCTCCACACACTTTAAATTTTTAACTCTTCTTGCTTTATATTTTCTCTCTTCGTTCTTTTTCTTCAAATCTTTTAATTCTTTTAAAGTTTTAATTATATCTCCTGTTATCAACCTATTGTTGTACTTGTCTGTTAACTCTTTTAAAACCATAACTTTCGCTAATTTGTCTTTGTATCTTCGTCTCTCAAGCAAAACTTCTTTCAATGTCTTAGCAACTTTCATCATTCCAACTCCGTCTAATTTTGCTAGTTCTAGCTCGTGTAATAGATCGTTTCTTGCTAATTCCGTTTCTTTTATTTGTTCTTCTAAATCAATCCTTAGCTTGTCTATATTTTCAAAAAAGTTTTTCATTTCAATTAAAAATTCTTCTTCGTTCATAATCTCAATTTCTCCTGTGTTCCTGAAATTTCTTTTATGTTGTTTTTCTGGCTATTTATGTACTTGCACTCTTGTACCCCTTTGAACTCAAGCATTTCCAGTCGGTTGCATCCAGTACACAAATTATTTCTAATTGCTTTTCCACACACTCCGCTGCAATTGTGGATAATTATATTTCATACACCCTCCTAATCAATTCGAGGAATATGATCATAATTTAAAGCCTCAAATCCTGTCTGTGTTATTTCATACTCTGCAACAGTTTTTCCAGTGTATTCGCACTTAGCTTTTCCTGCAATTTTTACATATCCCATTTTTTCTAATTCTGTTAGCCTTGGTGCAGTATAATTTCTTTCTGCACTCGGTATAAAACCAAGCTCAAATAGTTCCACTGCTAATTGTTTTGCCGTCTTAGGTTTATTCAATCTGTTTAAAATTTGTATATATCTTATTTTTGTTTTGTCTTGTATATCATTAAAGCTCATTTGTCTTGTTTGATTTGTTATAAAATTCATTTGTATCACTCTCCTTATACTTAATTAATCCTAATGCAATATATTTAAGTATTCTCAATCTGTTTATCTCATCAAAGCTCATTAATTGCTTTTTGTTTATCTCTAGCATTATCTGGTCCTTTCTAGATTTATAAAAGTACTGATATCTTTTTTAAACATAACTGCTATTTTTCCAATTTCTCCTGCTCTTTGTTTAGCAACTTTCAATGTAACAATATTGTTTTCATTGTTTTCTTGATGTAAAAATATTACATTATCTGCATCTTGTTCTAAACTTCCACTTTCTCTTAAATCCGATAAACTTGGTTCATTGTTGCTTGCATTTCTATTTAACTGACACAATGCAACAACCGGTATATCTAATTCTAAACTCATTAATTTTAATCTTCTGCTGATATCAGCTACTTCTTGTTCTCTTGAATTAAATTTATCTTTGCTTTTTAAAAGCTGTATGTAATCTATTATTAGTAAATCTAATTTTCCTCTGTTTTTCAATTTTCTTGCTTCTAATTCTAATTTTTGTATTGTTCTAATTTTTGAATTTGTATTAAATTTTAAGTCTGATAATTTTCCTATTGCATTCGAAATTTTGGTCCAGTCTTCATCTTCTATTGTTCCCATTCGCATTCTATAGCTTTTTACATTTCCTGTTCTTGCAATCATCTTTTGAATGAGTTGATTATCTGACATTTCCAAACTTACAAACAATACATTTTTATCGTTTCTTGCAATTTTTTCAGCAATTTGCAAAGCTAAAGTTGTCTTTCCAACTCCCGGTCTAGCTCCGATTATTGTTAATTCTTGTTTATGCAACCCACAAATCATACTGTCTAAATCATATATCCCTGTGTACAAACTATAATCCGAACTATTTTTCCAGCTATTTTCAATTTCAAGTGTAGCATCTGCTATTTTCTGAACAAAAGTCTTTTCTTTCTCTTCTCGTGATGTTATTTTGTTGATTTCATCTATTACTTTTTGTCCGTAAATATCCGCTTCTTCTTGCTCCAAAATCTCAGCTTGCATTTTTTTAGCTAGCATAAATAATTTTCTTTTTTGTGATAATTTTATTAATTTTGAATACAATTCGTCGGGATTATTTAACCCTCGAATTACTGTATCACCAATTTTGCTGATATATGCTAGTACCTCATTTTGATTTTCTTTGCATCTACTTTGAACCGAAATCATCGAAACATTCTCTTTTAATCTCCTTAATTCGTTTATAGCAATTGCTATTCTTTTATTCATCGCATTTACAAAATCATCTTCACTGATTTGATATTGTGCGTTGTCAAAAATTATATAAAACAATACTGCTTTCTCAATTTCTTCATCATACATGTTTTTTTCCTTTCAAATTTGCGAAATACTCTTCTTCTGTTAATTCGCTTTCTTTATATTCAATTTTTTCTTTTGCCTGCTTCTGACTGTCATTCTGTTTTTTGTTAGATTTAAATTCTTCTTGCTTGATTTTAAATTGCTGAACCGTATGTATTTTATTATTTATGCAATCATTTAATATCCCCGTCACATACTTCCAATTTCTTTTATTTCTGAATACCGCTTCTTTCATTGCTTCAATAATTAGATTTGCACTTAGTCCCTCCTTTAAATACATTTCCATACTATCTGCAACTAAAGCCGTAATCATTGTTATGTTGTTTTCGTAAAAATTAATAATGTCTTTTAAATCATTTTGAATTTTTTCTTCTTCTTCTTTTTTATTATTAATACTTGTAATATTATCTTCCATCTTTTTATGGATAGGGTCACCGTGTTTTTATGGATAGGGTATCCATTTTTTCGTGGATAGGGTCACCGTGTTTTTATGGATAGGGTATCCATTTTTTCGTGGATAGGG